TACTCGATTGTATTACGTTTTCCGGCGGCTTCCATTTCAATAATGGTTTCCTTTAATTCACGAATACGGGTACGGAATGAAACATGTGCTTTTTCGGCTGTTTGCACTCGGCTTTCAAGGATTTTTAAAGCTTCAGTTTCGGCGGCTAATTCTGCTTTTACTTCGGCCGCCTGTTGTCTCATTTCCGATTGGGCCTTACCGGGGGCCAACTTTCCAATTTCAGCATCAAGGTTTTTGACTTGATTTTCAAGTTCTGCAATCACTTCTTTTTGAATCCGAATATTTTCATTCGTGACGTCAAAGGTGTCATAAGTTCTTGTCACTTGCGATTCAAGTACTTTCAAAGCTTCTTTTTCGGCTTCAAGTTCTTGTTTGGCCGATTTTGCTTGTGCTATAATCTTTGCCTGTCCTTCCCCCGGACCGATCTTGTCAATTTGTTGTTCAAGGTTGACAACTTCTTTTTCAAGTTGGTCGATAACATCTTTTTGAATCTTTATGTTTTCGGCTGTTACTTCAAACGCATCGTCAATTTTTTCACTTTCCGCAACGGTTGCGGAAGAAAAACCTTTCACACGTCTTTCGGCTTCGCTTATTGCTCCGATCAACTGTTCATTGTTTAGTAATGCTTCAAATTCAAGCGATCCACCTTCTATGTTCATAGTTACATCATATTGTTGATAAAGTTCATAATATTGTCGGCGTTTTCACTATTCAAAGCGATTTCTTCTTCTCCTTTGTCTTCTGAATCGTAAGAAGGCAAATCAACCATAATTCTTTGAACAATCGCCCATGCAATGCCATTATGCAAATAATCCCAAGACCAACCGAAATGCGCACAAATCGCACCCCTTCGGCCGTATGGACTATTTAAGCCCCGTTGTCCTCTATCCGATTCGGCATTGTTGTTCTTGCTCCCGACATTAATCGAATAGAGTTCATAAAATCCCCAAGATTGGACATTGTGTTTACAAGAAGTGTCAATTGCATAAGTTTTGACGGTTTGACATTTTCAGCGAACAAACGTGTCAATTCTCCCAATCGCTTATTATTTGGAATGTACTTCACTTGATTTCCGCTTTGAATTGCCTTCATGTAATCTTGACCAAGCACGGCAAGGGCGATGATCTTGGCGCAACGCAAGGCATGTTGATTGGTTAATTTCCTTGCTTCTGACAATCCGGCATCGGAAGACACAATTGTTTCATCAATGATCATTTCAACCGCTTCGGAAGAAATGCGATCCAATGTTGATAATGTGGGTTCTTGGATTCGGAATTTTAGTTTTTCCTTAGTGGGAATTCTCTTTTTAAATATACCGAATAGCCCCTTTGGACGTCGATAGATCGTTCTTTCAACATCAAACGACACACCACGATTAACAAGAAGGTTCAGTTCTTGCTTTTCGGCTTCAATTTTTTGTTCGTCTGTCATATCTTTAAATTAAAGAAGCCCCCGAAAACAAAGGCTTGGGGGCTTCGGGTTAATTACTGATTGGGGACCTTTTATTTGGCTGTTTTTGCCTTGGCCCAAATAGCCTTGCCGGATGATACGGCGCAAGGTGTTACGGTGAAATCTACAAGGAAAATTCCTTTTGCTGAAAAATCAGCATTGATCACCGCTTCAACGTCTGCATTTGGGATCGAAATATCAAGCCCTTGTTCGGTTTCCACTTTCAATGCTACATTTGCAACGACTTCGGTTCCGTCGAATCCCCAACCCTTTGCGGCATCGGAAGAACCACCGACATACTTTGCAAGGAAAGCTTCGTCCGGGTCCATGATCGAGAAAGTAAGGGCCGGAATCTTCTTTGCTTTCTTGCGGACTTCCGGGGCCGATCTACCTTCTTCAAAATGTTCGGTCACATCTGAAGCGTCTTGCGCCATTTTACAAGTATCCTTGTACGTTTTACCGATTTTGGTCAATGCCGCCGTTGGCATTGTTCCGTCGGGTGCGGCCGTACCTACCATAATTTGAGAAAGACCTAATGTTATAAGTGAAGCCATTTCTTTAAATTTTTAATGAATAATCCAATCAATCCGTATGTTGACATAATGTTGTGACAAAGACGGTTCGTTCAATACCGTTTGATTAGTCACTACCATTGCCAACCCGTCAAATTTGGCGGCCTTCAATGTCTTCAAGACAATCGTTGATATTGCTTTAAGACGTTTCCGGTTTGCCTTTTTTTGTTTCTTCTTTTTGATCTGAACTTCCATGTCAGAGACATGAATGTTGACGTTTGAAGTTCCTAATTGCGGCAAATATTCTTGTGTCAAGTCTATTGAATTGACAACAATGTCTTCGTCTTGTGAATCGTCGGGCCTTTCACCAAGTGAATAGACGTCGCCGGAAATTTCCGAAACGACTTCCGGTGATCCTTTCAGTAAATTGAAAAGCATTGTATCAAGATCAAAAGTTTGTTTCATTCTGTTGTCGCTTTTTCTATGTTAGAAACTAATTTTTGCAACATCTTTGGCAATTCCTGTTGTGCAAGGTGTTCGGCTGAAGTCAGTACGTCCCGGCCCTTAGATTCGACATACAAGGCGTAATTCATTCCGGCCGTGACAACTAAGACAACCCCTTCGGGATATTTCGATCCAATCGTCTTTGCAAGCTTTTGGCCTTCTTTGATTCCGGTATTACCTTCTTTCACTTGTGCAAAGTTGTCATGGACTGCAACGCCGTCGGAAAAGACTACATATCCGATTGAAGACCTTAGATTCCCGGTTTGATCAGTGAACCCAACATTCGCCGGGATAAGTCTTGCATGTTCTACACACATTTCACCAAGGTATTGAAGACGTTCGATTTGCTTCTTAACGATAACGTCAAGAAACGCCGCAAAACGTCGTGAAACGTCTTCTTGATTGAATGTTGGATTTATACCCATAACCGACAATGTAATTGTCCGGGATCATATTTCAATGCCGGACCTGTTATTCTGATAATACCTTCCGAAGATTTACTTTCAGAAACAAGAATTTGGGTTCCTTCGCTGATTCTTGGTGTGCCTTTGGGTAAATGGACCAAAGAAGAAAAGACCGTAACTTTCCCGTCAATACCTTGGATTGTCGCCCCTTTGCCGTTTGTTTCCTCACGACACATTGAATGAAATTTCCAAGTTGGGGAATTGTCGATCCAATTTCCTTCTTCGTCTCGTTTGCTGTCTTCTCCATTCCCAAAGACTTGCACAAACAAAAAATGATTGTATTGTGTTACCATGAATTACTGCGATTTCTTACTTTGGGTTTACCACCCAAAATGTTTTCTTTTCCAAGTTCTTTGCAAAGTGCATTATACCACATTTTCAAAGCGTCCATATTCCACGAAAGGGAAAAACCACCTTCGGAAATATTAGCAACGGGCAAGATTTCCGACATTGATTTGTATATAGCATTTTTGCACATCGAAACATTGAAGTTTGCTTCTTCAAGTCCGGGGTGTTCGGCCAAAATCAAATCAATATCATCTTCGGTCAAATTGAACCTGGATAATGTCTTTGTCAAATATTCCTTGTTGCTCTGTATTGCCATAGGTCAAAGATTTAGGCGGGCGTTGTATTGGAACGCCCGCCGATTCTTATTTTGTCCAAGATGTTGCGTTAACTTGCATAAGCAAGGAACGTCCCGCCAAATTCCAAGCCGGGAAAAGGTTTGCGATTCCTTCGGTTACTTCTTTCACCGGGGATTCTTCGGAATACTTCTTGATCAAAGTATGTCCGTTCATAGCCTTTTCAGCAACGGAGTTTTTCAAGTTCATATCAATAGGCTTTTTCCAATAGGTTTTGCCAAGAACCTTGCTTTCGGAAAACAAGATCACGTCGTCTTCAAATGGGTTTGAAGTTTCACGATCTCCGTTTGCAAGTTCGATTGTGATTTCTTGGTCAATAACTATGATTTGAAGGCCCTTGAAGGTTTCCTTTTTCTTAGCCAAGTAAGCGTTGACCGTTGTAAGGTCCGGGGCGTCACAAGTGTTTGTGACATTCTGAACGAATGTTGCGCATTTCTTCACAACTTCTTCTTGTGAAGCAAGCTTTTCAAAGGTTTCCACATTCATAAATGCAAACTTGTATGTTGCGCCGAACAACTTCTTTCCAAGTTTCATTGCTTTGGGGAAATCCTTTGTTAAAGGCTTACCACTAACACCCGAAGTGTATGAAGATTCGACGCCGATCTTCTGATCTTTCGACATCATATAATCGACATCATATTCAGTGACAACGGCGGCGTTGTTGCTGTTTGTGAACTTCACTTTTCCCAATGAAATTTCTTTCAATGCGATCCATTCAGCACGGGCGGCCACGCCGTCCCAACAAAACTTGGTGTCTTCGGCCCAAAACTCAACCAATGCCCGCAAATCGGGATTCGTTGAAGACATTGCAACCATAATGTCGTAATCCGTCAATTCATCTTCCTGTTTCTCACGGGAAATCATGATTTTAGGAATGTCACCTTGAATTCTTGAAATTGCTTCACGAATCTTTTTAGGAGCCGTTGAACCCCTTGAAACAAGGTCGGCCGCAATTTTCAATCCCGCTTGTGCTTCAAGCATCTTCCATGTAAGGAAGGGTGTTTCCGTCAAGGGAAACAATGTTGGATAATAATAGGGCTTCAAGTCGTAAGTGTTGATCACGGCTTGCATGTCCTTTTCATTCAACCCAACCATTAAAGTTTTATTCATATTCCTTTAAGGATTAAGAGATTAAACAATGTATGAAACCCCTTTCATGGTTGATTCGATTGTGTCGTTTACAACCGGGGCGTTACCTCTGCGTACTACTGCGTGAAGCCATGCAGAAACGAAAAGGTTGTCACCTTCTTCGACATCTTCATTGGAACCCGCAACCGAATTCGCTTTATACTTCACGGTTTTTGCTGCACCATTGGAAAGGAAAGCACATGTTCCCGATTTAACTTCGGCCCCAAGTGTTGCCGACAAGGTGATCACGTCCTTTGCTGGATCGCTCTTGTCAATTGCGGTGATCTGCTTTCCTGCACATGATTCGGTTGCAAAATAATCTCCGGTTTTGAAGTGATGCCCTTTCGCAACTTCGTAATCCGTAGCCGTTGCATTTGCTGTTGTGACAATCAATGCGGTCTTTTGTACATGATACATACCGTCAGAACCGGGACCGATTGGCGTTCCTTCAAAAAGGACCTTGCCGCCAAGTTCGGACGTGTTAATCGTCACACCGCCCGGAACGTCTGCGATCCGGTGCAAGATAGATTTGATTACACGTTTGTCTTTTTGTCTTTTGACTTGTAACATTTGCGTAAATGATTAAAAAGATTAAACTTCTTTTCCCCCAAGGGAATTTTCTTTCTCTGTTTGGCTTTGAATGAAGGAAGCAACGCCGGATGAAACGCCGTCATTGTTTTTCTGACCGAACATCGGTTTCCCTTGTTCGCCAAGCCCTTTATTTGCCAAATCTTGATTGAAAGCCGCAATGTCCGTTTCGGTTTCTGTCAAGTATTCATTGAAGGCGTTATCGTCGGTAAATGACATACGGTTGAAATCCTTCAGTACTTTCGCTTTGAAGGTTTCGTCTTTGCATGATCCCAACTTTTCCGTCAACATTTGAAGCCTTGATTCTGAAATCTTTGATCCCCTAAGTGCGGCAATTTCGTCATTAAGTGGCTTAACCACTTCTGCAACGGCTGCTTTTATAGCGGCTTGCAAGTCGTCCGGGTTTGTCTTCTTGGTTGGATCGTCTGCCGGGGTCTGATCGTCCAATTCGACAAATTTGAACTTCTTTTTCAAATTGCCTTCATAGGTCTTGTTTGCTTCGGACACCTCTTTGTCCACATCTTTACGGTAATCTTTTACCGTTTCGGTCACTTTCTCGACATCAAGCTTGTCGATAAGTGCTTGCGCTTCTTCTTGGCTTGTAACTTGAAGGGCGATCATTCGGGCCAACTGTGCCAAGCCGTCTTTCCGCACGCCTGCAAACTTTGCTTGCAGTAATGCAAGGATTTGTTGATAATTCATGTGTTCAAAAAATTAGGTTTTTAATCGTTCAGCGACAAAAATAGGTATATCACTGTGATATACTTTAAGGAATCGCTTTGTTTTGGCGCAATAGTTATCAACATTTTTGCATTGCATTTGCATAGCAATTGTTTTATTAAATAGACTTATTGTTTTGATTTTGTCGGCTATTTAATAATTTACCGAATGGTATTTTATATATATTTGCAAAATAGCTTAAATCAAGTCAAACTTTTATTTTTTAACTTAATACAGTATCTTATGAATCCAACATTGAGCACATTGCAAAAAGCGGAAAAAGAAATAACCGTTGATTTCCCTATTGAAAAGGTCAAAGAAGCAATTATGACTTTATTCAATAAGTTCCCTTCAAAGTATATGCTTCGGAAAAATGATATAAATGAAGTCTTCAACACATATCATTTCCCAATATCAAATGGTTTGAATCCTGTAATTGTCGATATGTCGTTAGAAAAAGTTTCCGATGATAAAACGAAAATATCAATTAGTGTGACAAACTCTTATGGTGCGGTTTCTTCTAACTCTATTCTTGCCGGGCAATTGAGTGATTATTTACTTGTATTAGGTAAGGTGTTAAGCGGGGAAAGCGTTGAAGATATAAAAGAAACCGTGAAGAATTCCGGGTGTATGTTATTGCTTCTTGTTGGTTTGTCATCATTAATGTTGATGTCCTTTGTTTTATTCTGATAGATAGATTCATGTGCATATCTTTTGCACAACCTATATGTATTTCAGTGTGATATACCAAAGCCGATCCATACTTTTGCAAAAGAATGTTCTTCGGAGTGGTTGCCGAACAATAACATATTTGAAAGGTGTTTTTCCGTATTGATCCCGTCAACCACAATTGGGACAATCAGAATTACACCTTTCTTCTTTTAAACTTATCTGTATGGATCAATCAATTATTCCCTTATCGGAGAAGACCGCCAATGATCTTTGTGAAGCTTTACAAAATTGTAGCTATTCAATGAAGTCGCTTGCAAATTCTTTCGGCCAAGCATCGAAAAATCTTGCAGTCAATAAAGTAACAATTGATATTACTAAGTATCAAGTGAAAGTCTGTATGTCCAACATTCTAATACGTTGGTATTGGAAACGCAAATTGCGTCGGGCCGAAATACGTTTGTCTAATCTTGAAAATATTATTGCAAATGAACGGTAACGGGCTGATCCATATTGAATTCAAATCCGGCGGCCATGATTATTTCGGATCAATAGCGGCCCTTTTTGACACCTATGCCCCCGAAACATTGGGGGTATCAAAACAACGCTTGTATGACTGCAAGATCACGCCGGATCGCCCCTACCGGAATAAGATTTGCACCATACGGAAAGGAAGCATTAAGAGAAAGAAGGGGAATCGAACAACTTCAAAATCATAAAGTTATGAATTACAGGGATTTAAAAGGTAAAACGATCTTTGATTTCGCTAAAGACGAAAGGATCATTGAAGAAATTGTTGATTTCAAACCTTCGGATAAGGAATTGAAAGACAATTACTTGAAAAGTCACCCAATCAACATTGCACGTGACATTTATGAATATGCGTGCACGGTGAAGAATAAAGAACTTCGTCAAGCCGCCTTATTGTATGGTGACGAACTTCAAGAAGAAATGGAAGAAAGGGCCGAAGAAGCGGCAAAAGAAGGAATCATTGTTGATTGAAAGAAAGGGGGCTTTATTTGGCCCCCTTTAAATTATAATGTTTCAAGTAATAATCAAATGAATCTTCACCGCTATAACAGAACTTTATGATTCTCTTAATGTCTGTTTTCGTGAACTTACGTCCTGTATCCGGGTTTATACGATTTTTGAATCCTTCGGATACTCCGTCGATCAATCCGGTCATTTGATCCGTGTATCTGCCTTCAAACAAATGCTTCTTCACAATCGACAACACCTTGCTTCGATCCAATCCCAAGACATCAATCAACCTGTCATAATTGCAAACCATATCATTATAAGCCGTTGAACTTCTGTTTGTGGTGAATTCTGTGTGTGGAGTGTCTTTTGCGCCTAATGCTTTGTAAAATTCCGGCAATGTCTTTCGGGCTACAAACTCATTTGCCAACTCCATGAAACGGCGTTCAAGTGTAGACAAGAACATGTTTCCCTGCTTGTTACGGTTGTGCGTGATTTCATGCCAAAGCGTTGCCATTGCATCGGCTTCATTGAAGGTTATATCAATACCGTTTTTGACTTTGTTCATTGCGGAAACACACAATTCCAATCGGTCTTGTGCTAAACTGATTTTTCCTTTCATATCGGTTGAACCGTTGTTGTTTCGGTTTTTGTCAACTGCCAAAGTATCGAAGCCATGTTCAAACCAACCTTCCTTGGTTCCAACCGTCTTGATTTCGTCCCTCACATGTTCCGGCGTCTGTATCTTTGCACCTTTACTTTGATTCAATACAGCGTTTGCAATGTCACTTTCCAAAGATTGAATTGAAGTGTTGATTGAAGTCGTAATGTTTGGGTTTCCGATTATTGCCGGATTGTTTTGCAATGATTTGGACCATGACTTCAATTGCGCCCCATTAACCCCCAATTTTTCGGCCTTACCGATAAGCGATTGAATCTTACCCAATAGATTGTAATAGTTAGTTTCATGCTTGGTGATCTGATCTTCAAGGGCCTTTATAATTCGGCGTAATTGGACCGGATCATTATTCGGACGAACAACATTCAACATTTCAGTCGAAACGCCCCACATAAGGCAACGGGGCTTCAATGCTGCGATTTCGGCATCTATTGCGGCCAATTCTGCAACTTTCGGATCGACTTTGGGTTTTTCGATTTTAGGTTTGATCAAATTCAACCCACCGGAAATTCGCCCGCCTTTGAAATTATCTTTGATAAAGTAGGGGATCGAAGACCAACCTTCGGCGGCTTCTTCGTGTTCTTTGATCCATTGCTTGAACTTGTCGGGAACCTCGGAAACAAGGTTGCGTGACGCATACTTTTTATATTCCGTTCCTTTCAATGCCGCCTTCATTTCATCAAGTTCTTGATTGTCGAATTCGTCCGGGTCTTGAAGAATAGGGACCATTAAACAACGGCATTGCGGATGCCAACCTTTGAAGACGAAACTTTTTGGGTATCGTCCGGCCAAGGTGTCGCAAATGTCCACAAATGGAACCTTCTTTCCTGTTTTTGGATCGGTTGTTGTGTGATTGTTGGAAAGTCGTATTTCAAAGCCAACAACGAAGTCAAGATTCGCCCACCGAAGCCGTTCCGATTCTCTGTAAGCCATGTTTATTTCGGATCGGGTCAACCGCATTGCATTTTTGTAAGAGGACCGATAAACGCCTTGGCCGGGATGAAATGCGGCGGCGGCCTTAGATAAATGAAGTTGCCCCCTTTTATCACGTACCCGCCGGAACAAACGATCCGGGTCAATAAGGCTTCCCCGCAAGTCTTTCGACAACTGTTGTGCGGATCGGCCTTCACCGATTCCGACATCAATTCCAAATTCCATTGTTTTTTTGAATTGCCCGGCGTATTTCCAAACCCGCTTGGATAGATCAAGGCCGTTGACCTTTCGTTTCTGAAATGCGTCAAGGGCGTCAAGGTTGCGATCTTGCATCTTGGACAACATGCGTTTCCCAACCTTTGACGTGTTCATAATCGACTGAAGGAATTCGTCGTTCTTCTTACATGCGTACAACCATTCATTCCGGGAACCTTTTTCAATTACCGCTTGCATATTTGAAGCAAGGCCATTGATGATGTTTTGGGCCGTTGCTGAAGTTGAAGGATAATCGGCAAAAGAAAAAGGCTTGTCCGGGTCTATATTGGTACGCATGGCAAGTCGGGCGAATTCGGCAATAGCTTCATTATAAAGCTTGTCGATCACTGCAACATAAGCTTCCGTCTTTTGATAATGTGAAGCGTCCCAACCTTGCACGGAAAAGCGTTTATTTGGGCCGTCTTGCTTCTTTGCCCGTGTCATGGTTGTTTCTCCTTATAATAGTCGCAAGGGCGTCCATTTGCGCCGTATGCGACTTTAAAACCATACGGGTTTCGTACTTTGTTGAAGCAATCAATCATGAAATTGCTTACCACACTACCACCCCAAACGCATTTCTTGCAATCGACAAGGGGTTTCACTTTTGTTGTTCTCCCTGCCATTGTTTATGCTTCTGTTGGTTCGTTAATAAAGAATGAAGCGGCCCGGTCGGATTCGGCTTGCATTTGAGCAAAGTCGGCATCCGGGTCCTTGGATAATCGTGCAAGTTTTGCCGAAAGCTTTTGAGAAACAAGCGGTTTTCCACCGTTGGCCGTTGTCCATTTTGTCACTTCGGCTTGATCATCTTCGATCATATACGGGGTGATTTCCGGTTCGATCTGCAACATGTTTGCGTCATTCTGAAGCTTCATGTTAAATTGCCCGACATAGGCTTTTATTACATTGACACGACGTTGCAAGTATTCGTCAAACACTTCTTGATGATCTGCAACCTTCAAATGTGCATCCATGAACAAAAGCTTCAAAGCAACACCGGAAATTGCGCCAAGACCTTTTACGGCATCGAATGAAATATCCGGGGTTTGTGTAATGGTGTAGATCATACGAAGCAAGGTTTCGATCTCCAATTTGACCGATTCCGGGGCGTTCTGCCAAGAAAGGTATTGCGCCGTTGCGCCGTCTTCACCTTCAATGATTGATCCGGTTTCGCCTTTCTTGCTGAACCCTTTGACTTCACCTTGAACGAAGATTTTTGGCGAAGCATGATAATCGTTGGTATCTGCAAAGTTGGAAAGAAGCTTTTCAAGACGATCAATAAGAACTTGCACGTCGGCCCATTCAACGTGTTCTTGGCAACCGAAGACAACGGGAATCTTCCCAATCGCAATGTTCTTTGGATAACCTTCTACAAGGTCATATCCATTTGATCCGATTTCCCAAAGGAAGTGTTGCTTGTCTGTGTATGTCTCAAAGAAAGTATGTGAAACCTTCTTTTCGTCAACCCGAACGAATTCACGGGAAAAGGCAACCATGTCCCCGGATTCATCGAAGTAGGGGTAAAGCGTATCGCCCAATAACGGGGAAAAGACCGCAACACGCAATTTGAACTTTGACTTGAACCCGTAATCTTCGTTTTCTTTTTCAACCGGATACCATAATTCGGCACATTCTGTGCAACTGAAGATGTTGCGGGCGATCTTTCGGTTCAAAGACTTGTCCTTGACGTCAAACAAGATGCGCTTGACTGCCTTTAAAACTGTTTCTTGTGATTCCCCTTTGGTTTCCGCATTTAGTTCAACGGGATTGCCAAAGATGAAAGCAACGGCCCGTTTAACAATCAGCTTTTGAAGGGATAGAGCAATACGGGCGACGGGTTCCCACCGATACCCTGTTTGTTCTTCCCCGTTGACGGCTGTCACCACTGTTGTTGTGTTGTCGTCTTCTGTAAGATCGTCTTTGTCGATTTTGACTTTTTTGTCTGGACGATTGATCTTGTTGAATACTTCGTGTTGAAGTGGGTCAAGGTCTTTGATTGCACCTTTGGCGTCCGGTAATGGAATACCACGTTTTGACTTCAATTCCGTGATAACATCGGTTTGATTGTCTTTTTTGAAAACTTCTTCTATTGTCATAATTTAAAATTTAGTATATCAGTGTGATATAGTTTAGGGCATGAAAAATCAAGCAAACAGACCGCCCAAACTCTGTTGCTTGCTTCCTTTTCTCTTTTCGACGGTTCCGGTCAATGCGTCCGGGGCGTCGTCATGGTCATTCTTGCCGACCTTCATGTAATTTGTTATAGCCTTGTAGAATTCCGGCCACATGTGTTCCCACCCCTTCGGGAAATAGAGCAAGTTTTGAACGGCCGCCGAATGTTGGTAAATGCGGATAGCCTTGTTGTCCTTTTGATGAAACCACTTGATCTTGGTCTTGTTGTTCCCCATGATCCGACATTGTGTGCCAACATTACGGGCGAAGCCACGCCCGCCGTTGTTCGATTCGATCACCGCTTCTTGGATATTATGCTTCGATAACATTTCGGCCGTTTTCGGTTCGGTGTACTCCATTCCCTTTTGCGTATATAAGACATCAAGTACATAGTTCCCGGCTTCCGTTTCGACATAACAGATTGAACACAAGAAGTCTTTCCCTTCGTCGGCCGTATCCGTGTAGTTCTTGCGGATCATTCGTTTGCAATATGGAATTACTTCATATTCGTTGAAAGGATTTTCATACATCAAGCCTTCAACGGGTTTCGGGTCTTGCTGATAAAGGGATTCAAATACATGCGGGTTTCGCTTTCTTGTAGACTGAAGTTTCGCAAGGTTGTGTCTTTCGGGCCAAAGGGCTTCACCTTCTTCACGGGGATCATATTCACTTGGCGCACCAACTTTGATTGCTTGGTACACGACGACAACCCAACCGTCGGGATTGTCTTCAGAGTAACGCCCTTGTTGTTCCAATAGCCGTCCGGCCAAATCATGTTCGTGCCAACGGGTGAACACGATCAATTGTTGGCTATCATTGTGAAGGCGGGTTTCTGCAACTGTGTCGTACCAATCTTCAATTGCTTCACGGACAACCGGGGACCAAGCGGATTTGGCATCTTTGTAAATATCGTCCATGATCAGCATGTCAACGGGTTCACCTGTCAACGGACCGCCGACACCAACGGTCTTGACCGAACCACGGCGGCCGACAATTTCAAATTCATCGGCATTTCTTAACCACGATCCGGCAATGGTTGTCACATTGGAAGAATTCAAGCACGTGTCGGGGAATATTTCGTGATATTCCGGTGAATCAATCACCCTTTGGATTTCACGGTTGAACTTTCGGGCCTTCGGTGCATTATAGGAAACAACGGCGATCTTTGTATCCGGCTTCCTTCCCAATACATAAGAAGGCAAACGCCGGGTTGATCCTTCCGATTTACCATGTTGCGGGGGCATGAAGACCATTAGTTTTTTGATCTTGCCTTCCGCAAAGTCGTTCAGAACTTTGTAATAACGTCTATGAAAGTCGGCGGGCTTGAAAGTCTGCATTGTTGAAGACGTAAACGACAAAAGGTTAGTCCGGCTTTGCCGAATCAACCTTTCACGTAAAGCCTTGAAGTATTGCAACTTCTCCCTTCGTGATACTCTATTGCCTTTATTTGCTTTTGCTGCTTTCATTTACCGTTTGCAAGTCTCCTTTCTATGTCTGCGATTTTTGCGTCCAATTCTTCATCCGTAAGATTTCCGAATAAGTCTTTCCCGTCTTTTCCGGTGACTTCGGCCGATTGACGATTCTTGAAGTTGTCCGGGTCCCCGTTTGTAAGGGTGAATATGATTGCGGCCGTGTCCGGCTGAATGTGCTTTTTGATGATCGTTTGTTCTTTAACTTTAGGCTTTACCACCTTCTTACCTGTCTTTGGGTCAATTTCGGATTCCTTGGAATCAACATACACCGTTTTACTTTCGTCAACGGTGTAGCCTTGAATCTTCTTCAACAAAGACTTCTTTGCTTCAGTGACAAAGAATTCCATTCTTGCGGCTTCTGCCTTTTTTATGCACTCCGAAAACTCCGGTTTGCTTGCCTTCCATTCATGAAACGTGCTTTCGGAAATACCGGAAAGGCGGCAAACTTCAGCTATTGTGTAGCTATCGGCCCGGATAAGGGAACATATCGTTTCAACGATCTTTGTGTTATACTTTGCCATTGTTTTACTCTTTTAGTTCACATTTGAAGCCCCGGTCTTGCAGTTCGGAAAAGAGCATTGATAGTTTAGCAACGTCGCCACATTCCACGATCAAGCGGGTGTCGATCACTTTCTTTTCTTCTTCCGGTTCTTCTTCTTCATCCGGCTGAACTTCAAATTCGGGGATTCCCCAATCAACCGGGTCGATTTCCCATTCCTTTGCGATTTGCTGAACGTTTTCTTCATCCCATTCAATATTGGCTTTGGCTGAAGCATTATCGGCAATAGCCAATTCCCGGCCAAATTTTGAATCAAGATCAACATCGGTTCTTTTCACTGCGACAATCTGATCCCCGGTTGTTTCAACGACAATCACATTTTCAAGGCCAATTGCGGCCGCATTTTCGACGGTTTTGTTTCCGGCGATAATTCGGTTGTTCTTATCCAAAAGAATTGAACGTCCGGCCCCAAATTGGCGTAGGGACGTTTCGACAAGGTGTTGTCCGTATTCGGTTCCTTTGTTGGCGTTGATGTTGTCCGGGATCAACTTGTCGATCTTGGTTTCGGTGATCTTGTTTGTTTTCATAGCTTGAAAAGTGAATGGATAAAGGGTGAAAGAAAAAAGAATGTCAATGCAAAGGCTATCAATGCGCCGATAACAGTGAACACAAAGTCAAGCAATTCGACACAACCATGTCCCCGGCTGTCTCGATATTCCTTTGCGGCCCCGGCACAAACACCAAGAGCAAAACCAAGCCAAGGGAACCACAACCCGAAGACAAGAGAAATGATAAATCCTGCAAGGGTGTGAAGGCGTTTATCTTTGGTAAAAATTGAAAGGACCTTTTCTTTGATTGAAGGTTGATTGAAAACGGTTTTTGATCCGTCGATCCAAACCGGGGGTTGAGTATTGCCGGAACGAACCGACAACCAAACGTTCCCAAATAGAAGAATTGAAAGACGTTCTTTGATTGAAGGCTTCCAACATGAAATGCACTGTTTCCCGTCATTCCACACTGACAAAGACGAACATTCTTCATTTGTCATGTCTCCGGGCTTCTGAAGCACTTTGGTTGCTTCTTTGAAATTCTTTGGTTTCATATCGTTGATTATTAGCGTTAATAATCTGCGAAAATAAAGAAAGGTACATCACACTGATATACCTTTCGGCGAAAAGATATGAAACATTTATCCTTATACCTTCATGCGAATCGGAAATCCGGCAAAGTTCCAAGCAAGAAGGGCGGCGTCCCTTGCATCTTGATTCGTTCGTTTTTTGATCCCGGTGAAGTACGCCAATTCTTCATGGGTGATTTTCCCTTCTTTCCCTTTCCAATGCTTTTTCAAAGGGAAATGCGGCAAGACCTCAATTCTGTAATGCTTGCACATTTCAATGATTTTTCGTCCGGTTTCATGGTTGGACCCAACGTTCTTTGCTATCTTTTCAGCCCGGCGGCCTTGGTAGTTATGATAATTACTTTTTCCGACAAGCCAACCCGCTTCAACGAGAACAATCAAAGATTCCCCGTTTTTGGCGCAACCTTCTTTTACACATTGCAGATAATCCAATAATTCGGGGAAAGGAAGGGTTTGAATATTGAATGATCTTGTCTTTGTGTCTAAGCGGGCGACGCCGGATTCTTCCGTGTCCGGGTCAATTGCTATGATTATATCATACTTCATTGTCTGATCGTCTTAGAATGGTAGATCATCGGCCGGGTTATCACTTGATGTTGGAGTAGGGGCCGCCGTTGAATTACTTTGCGCCGGGGCTGCCTGTTGGTTCCCTTCTCCTTTCATTCCACAAAGAAAGACTTCACTTGCTTCTACATTGATCGCAATTTGTTTGTTCCCGGCTTTATCGTCATACATCTTCACGTCTTCCCGGCCATGAACAAAGACCTTGACCCCGGATTTCAAAAGGGGAAAGACATTTCCACCTTCGCCGTACCAAAGAACGGAAATCCAAACGGGGACTTTTACTTTGTTTCCTTGACTGTCTTTTGTGAATTTTTCGTGTGCAACTGAAAAGGCTACATACTTTTTGCCGTTAAATTCTCTGATAACGGCATCGGAACCAAGGTTTCCAATAACTTGAACATTTAGCATAACTGTTTTAATTTAATGATTTCTAATTTGTTAGTTTCTTTATTGATCTTTGCGACATACACAAGTGTTGCGCATGTATCCGGCCCAACTGCAAGATCAACGTAAATTTTTCGTCGGGCCAATCTTTGATTAACCTTTCGTAAAAGCCGGATCGCAAACTTTCGGGCACGCTTTTCAATCTTTTCCTTTCTCATAGAATTGCGGGTATTTATTGCGCAAGATTGAATCAGCCTTGAACATCGCTTCTTCTGAAGCTTTTTCAAATGCTTCTCCGAAGCGGTTGTCACGTTTTGGACCAATACTTCTTGGCAATGGTGAAACTTCTGAAATGTGTCTTTCCTTCCCGGTTGTAAGAAGGAAAGATCGGTTGTCGTTGTAGTGATAACTTTTGCAACTGCAAAGCAAAAGCAATGCAAATGCAATGCAATAGAATACTTTTTTCATTTTCTTGGTGTCTCCATTTTTTTGATAATTTGTTTAAACTCTTTGTTACTCATATTGTTAGGAACGAATTGTTCTTTGACGCAATTAAAAGGGCGAATGTGATATTTCAATACTTCCTTTGCTTCTTTCCTTGCTTTTTCCGCACACATTTCAATGTATTCTTCATCGGTCATGTTGTAGTCGGTGATTGTATCAACGACGGAAGAAAAGCGGCATAAAAGGCCGTTTGGCTGTCTTGCAATAAAACTTCCCATGATTTTTATAATTTACAATAGAATCGCCTGTATCTAAACGCTTGTAGAAGTGTCTCAATATCGTATATTTTGAAAGGTTTTAATAACTCCTTTAATTGTTTTTCAATCGCATCTTCGGGAAGATAGCCCGTTTCAATATCAAAGACAATCCTAAATCGGTTATCAGTATTTGCACCGATGATGAACCCGTTTTTTGAACATACGTTGAATGATATTTCGATAGTTTCTATATATGAACTATCGGCATGGCTTTCACACCCTAAAATCTTGATTTTATCAAGTCTTATCATGTCAGTTGGATTCATCCTTTCGCTGTCATGGAATGTACTTCTTATTTTCATATTTGGTTTGTTTCTAATAAAGTTGATTACAAAAACCTTTCATATATGCACATTCATCACATTTCCTATCTTGTTGAAATCTTGACCAACACGGGCAGTTCTTTATAAAAGAATCAATGGCCTTTTGTCTCATTTCATCTTCAGATATTGCTATTTCTTCAATGGTTCTTTGCTTCATGTTGTTTTCAGCATCTTTGACAAATGCCGCCGTAGCTTTTTCCCATTTACATTTCACTTCTTCACGTGCCATATTTACGGCCGTTAATGCTATTTCTGAAAATACAATGGTCTGATTCCCTGTTACCTCTATATCGGTAAGTGAATTGTTTTTGATTAAATCTTCTGCTGTCATAATCTTAATATTTAAAATTTTCAAACTTACAACTTTTAAAAATTTGTCTTTTGTTTACCCACCAAGCGAAATGTCTTTGGTCATTGGTGGGCGGTTGATTTGTGTCTAAATCTCTGTAAGGCATTGCGAAAGGAACACAACCCAATGAATCAAGATATAAAGCCCGTTTTTCAGCATCTTCGATTTGTCCGTCTTTCACAAGCATATAAAAGAAAAGTTTATAGCTTGGGATTCCGGCTTCTTTCAAATATGCGATTGCGGTTGTGACTTCATCGGTTATTGCTGAATGATCATAAGCCATTCGCAAATATCGTTTCCATTTGACATGCGAAAGTAGGTGAGCGATATTCTTATCTTTTGCAATAATACGGCAATCAATACCTTGATTAAAGTCAACTTTCACCTTTAAAGAAATGATCTTTTCTATTTGATCCAATCCCCAATCCGACGCAATTACATTATTGTCCATAAGTGTAGCCGATTGTCGCCCGTCTAAAAATTCGGAGATGTCGGCATGTTTCCGAATAAAACCTTCCTTTCGGGGCACAATACAAAAACTACATTGATTGACGCATCCCCTTGTTAAGAACCCGTAGGCATCATTATACATTGGATAAAGTGAATAATCCGGGCAAATGTGCTCAACTTCATTTGGCAAAGTCTGATCATACATTTTGTAACCGGACCCACCTTTAACAACTTCATCCGCTTGAATGACACGTAGATCGTCGGGCGTGAAAGCAAAAACTTTACTCATGTAAACACGATCATAGTGTTCAATCCCGGAATACCATTCAACCGAATCACCTTCCCTTTTATGCCATGAAGATAGTTTCATCAATGCAAGATTGGGAAAGTTATGTCCGTCAACGTCGATCAGCCCAATTTTTGACATTTTATTTTGCTTTTAAATTTTGAAAAGATTGTAGTTAGAAGAAACACAATTGCCGGGTAAATCTTCCCGGTTGATCCCGGTCTGTTTCAACAATGTGTCTTTGAAGTAAAATCGGCTAAACGGAAACATTAGTGTTGTCATTTCGACGAAACATTCAAGGTCTTGTTTAGGATAACGTTTGCCGGACAATAGGCCAACTTTATATAAGTCACATATACCATTCGTCAAATTCATCATTGCAAGGCTTTGGGGAATGTCAATCACGGGTTCAATACTCGCCCAAGTTTTGAAACCAAGGTCATGAAGGTCTTTCATCATTTGAATTCTTTCCATATTAGAAGCCGCACCGGGTTCAAGATCGTCGCTTCCGGTAAGGGTGAACCCAAAGGCGATTGATTCTTTATAGGCCACGAAACGAATGTTGTCAAATGTTGCATTACATATTGGCCCGTAGGTGACATTTCCAAAGATACTATTGAAGAAGTCCGTTCGCTTTGTAAGAATCGTCACGTTGACATTGTTTTGCACACAAATCGCAATTGCTTCTTTGGTCAATTCAATGGTTTCGGGCAACATTGGATCAGTTGTGAACGAAAAGAATAATCCGTTCTTCTGAAGGTCTTCCAAATTCTGTTGAAGTTCTTTTTTGAACACTTCTTTTGCGTGATCAACGTCTTTGAAACATTTCTTCAATTCCGGGTGATCAATACCAAGAACCTTTGCGCCGATCCCTTTTTTCAAATAACAATATTGGCAACCGTTGGAACACCCAACAAAGAAGTTGCAAGCATAAGTTGCATATTCTCCGGCTTTCCCCGTGGGGCAATAAATTGCTTTTCCACTAAATTTATTCATGATATTTATTGTTTTATGATTTTTGAAATTCCTTGATCAAAGTATCGGCCAATAAAACAGCTTCCTTTGCAACTCCTTCAAGCATGTATTCCGAACCTTCTTCAATCCGGGTTGTAAGGTCTTCATTTGAAAGAATTCCTTTCATCGCATCTTTGGCGGCTTCCCAACGTCTTTGTTCCCAAATGTTCTTGTATATAATACAGTCGTTAAAACCGGGGCATCCGTTTCCTTGGTGGGAACATTTCGCACAATCAATGATCATTGTTCCTTTTTTCATTCTGACTTTATTACTATATGATTACTTACTTTCGGTTCAATAATGATTCGACCGTCTGAAGCATAAACTTCTAAATCTCCAAACTGATCTAAACAAATACGATATTGATTTCCTTTCCCGTCAAAGACATAGACCCCGTTTCTTGCTTCTTGCGTTTCGGGTTCGGAATTAAATTCAATTATTTGTACTTTCATAAATTACTTGTTTATAAAATATTTAATAAGTTCCTCAACAGATGCGACATGACAATAGCAAGAACACCGGGTAAATGTGCCAATAACAAAATCGCCCTTTTGGTATGGTGCAAAGTCTTCGTCAAATACCCAATATTGGCCGTAACTTGTATTATTGCGCTTTGCGGCTATTGCAAGAAAAAGTTCTTCATTGATTCCGCAATCAATATAATTTTTGCAGTCGTTTAGTGAATCGGAGCAAGAAAAAGCCACCATTTCCCAACCAAACACTTTTATATTGTCTCCCCATGAATTCAATTCTTCATCTAACAAGAAGGGACGTACACCGATTCTTTTTAATTTTTCCCGAAGTTCCGGTGTGTTCTTACGTATAAAACACGGTGTTGTGAATATCATAATCGTCAATATTTGAATTCTGTAAAATGAACAATTGCCATTGTTTGCGAATTGTCATAAGGAAGGAACCATTCTTTGAAGACATCGAAGGGCAATCCGTCGTTTTGGGCTACTTCACTTAACTTCGACATTTTGAATCTTTGTGATTCATTGTCCCAAACTTGGCAAACATCTTCTTTCCATGATTCGGCATCACCAATGATCAATGGTTGAATACTGATCTTGTCAAATCGGGCAATCTCAATTTGCTTTGATCGGTACGGCATACCTTCCCATTGTCTGATCGAAAGATAAGCTTTGCCGGAATTGATCAATTCGGCCTTCTTTTGCCACCAAGCAAGATTGGCCCGGATTGTATGTTTCTTTTCGCCGGAAGACAACTTTTCAGCAAAGTTTGTCGGTTCCCCGGCGTTTGACATTCTTTTGGGAAATGCTTTTGAAAGCATTAAAACAACTTTTTTCTTTTCCATGATTTTAATTTGTTATATGCAATTGCATTGCAAATGATTTACTTTTGATTTACTTTTGCTTGTTTCCCGAAAATATCGTTGTCTATTACCTTGTATCCTTTTTCTTCAAGGAACCGATCAACAACCGGGACATTTAGACGGGTTTCTCCATTATGCTTGAACCAACCCGGAAGCCCTTTAACATCAGCCCAAAATTTGAAAGATTGGGAATTGGCGACTTGCTGCTTGAATCCGTAAAACTCTACAAATCCAAAATCACGTCGTTCATTTTGGGGATTTATCAATGTGATCGGTTTCATTATATGTTATTGACATAATCAAGAAGTTCGGCCCGGTATTGGATTCTTTCAGATTTTTCGACCTCTTTTAGTTCATCAAAAAGCGAATAATCGAATATTTCGTCAATTGCATCTTGGCAAAGTTTTTGAAGTTTTTCCGGGGCAACGGCATCAAGTTCAACTTGTCCCAGTCCGTCCCAATTAGCCGAACGACTATCACCTTCTTTCACGGGTGCGGGTGGCAATTTCCATGAAACAACTTGTTCGTGTAAAAGAGCGATCCGACGGACTTCAATACTTTCGCAACCAAGGCGAATGATATTTTCCTTTATTGCCCTTGGAATATCTTCACCCGACGGATCATAATCTCCAAAATATAAAATAATAGGTGTTTTCCCGGCGATTTCCGCATCTTTGAATCGTTGTGTTGCTTCGTTTAGGAAGGTTAAAGAAGGGTATCCCTTGCAAGCACCAAGCGCAATGTCGTTATTTCTACATGTCCGTTGAAACACACCTTGCAACGCTTTCTTTTCAATGAATATTTCGGGATAATATGGTTGATTTTCCCAACGGTTTTTATTATATTGGTTCATCCATGCTTCGACTTGTTCTTTTCCTTTTTCAATGGAAGAATTCAAGTCCGTTTCTTCGTAATCAGTGAAACCAATCATTGCCCGGTCATGGTCTGAAAAGGCATCAAAATCAACAAGTCCGGCCCAACGTGCATCAATCATGGCATTGACAACTCTTTTGTAATGTGAAATAGTATTAGTCATACCAATTGAAACAAGCTGATAGTGTAATCCTCTAAGTGTCAATATACCCTTTTCGTAACGGTCAACTATTTCGATAGCGTTTTCCGTAATCCATTGTTTTGTATATATATCTTTAATTCTTGGCATAGTGGTAACGTTTAATTTGTTAGTAATGAGTTGTTTTACTGCGAAATTTTTCCGCATATTCTTCGTTTTTGTTTTCCGGGGAAACAAGGATCACCGTATTAGCGTCGATTCTCAATGAAACCTTTCCTTTATCCCGTTTTCTCAATTCTTCCAAGTTAATTGATCCATTCTTGGAAATATCGGCCTTTTGGGGCCGTTTCTGACCTTCGGCGGTCAAACCTTCATTTTTTCTTGGCATATACTACTGTGATATAGGTTGTTTTAAAATTTTATTTATACGAATTGCGATTGCCCGAAATGTTGGGTTGTATTTTACTTCATCGTCGTACTTGTTCAGATAATGAAGCATCGTTGTATGATCCCGGTGAATATACCGGGCAATTTCTTTCAACTTCATTCCGGTCTTTCGACAATGATAAGTGAATATCATGCGAGCGAAGAAGGAATCACGACACCGGACTTCGGTTGTGTATTCTTCAAATTTCAATCCCATGACTTCTTGTATCGCCCCTTTGATTTTAAAAATAGTTATTGCAAGATATTTTTCGGATTCTTCTTTTGTCTGGAACAAAACTTTCATCCCTCTAACATCGGCAATGTGCTTTTCGATCATTGCCCCTTTGCTTTCGATCCAATTATCAAGCATATAAATTGAATCGCATTCAAAAAGTAATTTCAGATCAAACAACATGTGTGATTCCCAAGGAGCATCGACACCCAAACGAAGTTCAAACGGGTTGACAACATCATGTCCAAGACCTTGCAAGTATGATTCCGCTTGCTTGAATTTCTTCTTTGCTTCTTCTGAAGGAAGGCCGGAAATTTTGCCCGAAATATAAGTCTTCATAATTGTTATTTTATTTATTATCAATTGAATATGTTTTTCGGCGGTCTTTGCCTTTTATCTCAAAGTAATTGCACATTTCATTCAAGCGGCTTGCAACTCGATCCCCGTATCGGTCGATCAATACTTTATGGCTCATGGGAAGGTTAGACGTTATAAGGGTTATTTTATCGGTGAAATCCCCCCTATATTCAAGCAATTGTTGTATAACCCCCATGCGATTACCCATGTACAGGCTTTCAATCGGTTCAGAACTTGAACCCAAGTCTTGAATTCCAAGAATAGCCCTTTTTTTATATTTGTCAATGGACCCTTTTTCGGTAAATTCTTCGCAAATTGTATCGGAACGAAAACAGGGCCAACGAAGGCAAAATTGTTCATTACCGATTGTCACTTGTACATTGTCAATATCGCAATACGCCGACATTATTTCCAAAGCCCAAGACTTACCGCTTCCGGTGTTTCCTGCAATGTATATTCCGGCGGTCAATCTTCCGGGAATGATCTCTTTTGTCGCCGGATCAACACATTTAAAGTCTTGATCCCCGTGAATCCAACGGATCAAATTTTCATATACAAATCGGTTTTCGTTGTCAATACAGAACTTCGGGTTTCGGTCTTTTCCGATTGCTTCAACAACTTGCATTGCAAAAGGCAATTGGTAAGGCAAATATGAATTGCGTCTAATTGTATGAAAGAAACCTTTATTTCTTATATTCCCGATAATGCTTCCTATTGGTCTTTCCATATATCATTCACTTGTTGATCATTACTTGTTGGACCGGGTTTCACGTTCTTGTTATCATAATTTCCTTCAAGGACCTTGACCCAATTCTTTTCATTTGCAAATAACCAATCGAAAGTTGCCTTCCAACCTCTTTGATTGTCGCCCCGGCAAAACTTTGAAGCTTCCATTTTGACGAAGACTTCCTTCAGCGTTTCAAGGCTTCCTTGCATTTCTTCAAGACGAATCCGAATTTTATTTTTCCGGGCATCTGATAGTTTGACTATTGCCGAATAAGACGGGCAATGTGTTTGATATAATTCAACCACCGCTTTGAAATCAACGTCGTTCCCCTTTTTCTTCCCGTTTCCGACGACTTCTTCGCTTTGCTGACTACTTGGTTGATCGGGCGTTGAATCTTCGGGAACGGGGCTTTCTTGGGGTTCTTCGGTTTGTTCTTCTAAACGCCAACGGCTTTGCGCTGCTTGTCTGCGCTTGTCTGCGATATTTGCCCTTTTCTTTAGTCTTTTATTGACTGATTCGGACCAATAAAATTGCCCGTCATTCTTGAATAAACCGAATTCAAACACGACATCTTTTATCATTTTGGCATCACCATGTAATTGATATGCGAGCGCACCAACCTTTGACACCTCTAACATTCCGTTTTGCTCGTATAAATTTTCAATGATGCACCAATAGGCCCCCAACCCTTCAAGACCGTATTTTTGTTGCACTGCAACCAATTTAGGATCGTTTCGGGCGTTGAAATCATGCGAGAAAAAATAGGTTTCTTTTGCCATTGTCAATTCATTTAAAAAGTTCTGTAATTTTATCCCCCGATCCGGTAAAAGACCGGGGGAAAGGAAAAGCAATGATTATTGTTCAATGATTGCGATTTCCGGCGCAATTTCCCGGATTGCGTTAAGTTGTTCGTCGATCACTTTATCCCGAAGGTCTTCCAAGGCTTGACATGCACCCGGTGACATAAGATACAACTTCACGCTTCTTCCATTGATTGAAGCATAGAATTCAACTTCAAGGTCTTCGGCCGGACGTCCTTTGAAAAGCGGGATTCTCAATTTGAAAGCCCCCGGCAAATTGGAAGTAACAACGCCGGAATAATTATCGGCAAAGCTTCCGTTGTCCGCTTTTTGCTTTTCAATTGTAGTGTTGACCTTTGCTTCAAAGTTCTTTAAATCGGTGACAAGTTTCATGTTTTCCGATTTGTCCGGAAAGAAGGCACGATTCATTTTAAAGAATTGTCCAAGTTCGTTCGGGTCCCAAGCATAAGCATTGTCATTGATCCCAAATTCTTTGAATTTCGGGTGTTTCTGAAGTGTTCCAAGAACTTTACCTTCTTTGTATTGATCATCTTCACAGATCACTAACTTGATTGTCAGGTTTTCACGGTTTACGAGTACATGACAACGCTTTTGGTTGATTTGATCTTCTTCGGACAATCTCTTTGTCAAGAATTCAAGTGGTGCGCCAATGGTCCCGGATAAATCAACTCTGATTGGGGCCTTTACTTCCAATTCGTTTACTTCACTAACTTCACGAACCACTAATTCGGCTTTTGTAACTCCTTGACCTAAAACAACTTGTAATTTTTCATTTTCCATGACTTAAAAATTTAATCGTTAATAACTTGAATTTCATTTACTTGCCCCTTGAAAGCCTTGCAAGGCTTGAAATGTGGAACAATTGTTTCGGGAACCACAACCGAAGTTCCGGCCGTGATATTCCGTGCAACTTTCGCTTGTCGTCGCTTTGGGGAAAGAGTTCCAAAACCACGAATGAAAATTGAATCACCATTTGCGATTGTTTCTTTCGCAACATCAAACGCCGTATTGATCGCATGTTCAACGTCGATCTTGTTGATTTCAGCACGTTCGGCAATCGTGTTGATAAGTTCTTGCTTTGTCATAATTATATGGTTTTTAATCGTTTGTCCCCGTTCTATTCATTTGAAAGATTGTTGTTTGAAGTTCATCCGGGAAAGCCGGGCGGGATTCCACAAGATCACCTTGTTCGTCGTAGAAACCAACCATTCGTTCTTCGTTATCGACAAACTTGAAAAGTCTACCGGAAACGACTTGACCTTTCTTCTTGATACACTTCAAAAGTTGCTTTCCTTCTTTGGCTAAAGGGTCAATCTTGTCCTTGTATTCCTTCATTTTAGCCTTCTTTTCTTCGTCAAGGTCTGCAACTTCAACGTCAACATCAATCTTTCGATCTTTCTTTTCCTTCAGTTCTTGCGGGGTGAATCGTTTGAAATACTCTTTGTTTTCAACACTGTCCGCATTGTCTTCTAAGAAGGCAATTCTTTCTTCATCGGTTTCGTACTCTTTACCGTATTCCTTTTTCATTTTATTTGATTATTAAGTGAAACATGTCAATGTGAAAATGGTATTTGTTCAACAGAATGAACGCTAAGATCAGTAATGTGACAATACTGTCAACATAACGCCACCAAAGCCAACGTTTTGGGATAAATGCAAGAAGAATGATCAAAGCAAATAAAACCCATTGTGAAGACATCAACCCGACAAGGCAATAGATCAAATAAATGATCCCAATTGATTGATACAAAGTCATGCTTGCGCCGATTTCATCAAAGGACAATTTGCCTTTTTTCTCCTTGTTCAACTTCTTTAATCTCTTGACGGCTGAATGAATGTTCTTTTGTGAGAACAAGACGATCAGTTCGACGAAGATGAAGAAGGCAATCAAAATATAAAATACATGTGTCATTGTCTTCGGTTTTAGGCGTTCAACAATAAAGAATCATTAAAAAGGTCGGTGAATGTCTGGCCGAAGTAGATTGCGAGTTCTCGATTTTTTAAGCAAAGCCGAGAACCGTAAGCGCACTCGTATGCGACGCCGCATCATACGTATACGAGCAGCCGACACCCGCAGGGTTGGACATGTCGAACCAAGGATAATACTTGTATTCGTCGGAATCTTGCCAATTGGGTTTCCAACCTTCGTTCAATGCTTCGGCAATGACGATCAACTTATAATTGGCAATGATTGCCTTTTGGTGTTTACGGGGCAAGCCTTTCACTTCGGGAACATTTGTTGAAATACCCAAAACTTGACAAGCGTCTTCAAATGATTTCACCCGGTCGGTGATGTTGTCGTATAATGCGACTTGTTTTCCGAATAGATCGGATAAAACTTGTTTGCCTTCTTTTCCGGCATTGCGGAAAGCAACTAAAAGCGAATCTTGTTTAATTTGTAAAGTTCTCATTTTCAAAATGGTGTTTTATTAAAATTTAAAATCATTCCTTTCTCTGCAATGTGAACCGTTTTTCCGGTTGCTTGGTGAATACCTTCACGGAATTCGACCGCATTGCTATTCCCGTCGGATAAATGAATCAAAACGATATTGTTGACGGCTTTCAAATCGTTAGAAAGAAGGGCGTCCCGGCATGTGTCAAAAGACATGTGACTTTGCAATGTCCTATCCCGTAACGCTTTGGGGATTCTCCCTTCCGCAATGTTCCTTTCAAGAATGTCAAGGCGATAATTGGCTTCAATCAACACGTTTGACAAGTTTTGAAATCGGTTCGGCAAATAATACGTATCCGTTGCGAATAGCACATTTCCCGTTTCTTCATGTTGGATCAGATAACCGAACGGTTCGGCGCAATCATGCTTTGTATGAAATGGCAATACTTTGAAACGTCCGATCATATACACTTTCCCGGCTTCCAACGGGTGCGGTTCGTGATAACCTTTCCCGTTCATTGCTTGGATTGTTCCGGCTGAAGCATATACCGGAACGGACGTTTTCAATACTTCGTTGATCGCTTTACAATGATCCTTGTGTTCATGGGTGATCAGACACCCGGCGACTTTTTGTAAGTTAAAGTCGATTGCTTTCTTTACTTCAATGAAGGAAATGCCACATTCAAGAATAAGGGCTTCCGTTTCGTTTTCAAGGACATAGCAATTTCCCTTTGAAGAAGAACCAAGAATCTTCAGTTTCATAATTAAAAGCCGGGGCCGTTTGCTTTAGGCGCATTGTTGCCCGGTTGATTCTGATTGTTCCCTTGGTCCGTTGGCTGATCTTCCGGTTGTGCCGGATCGGTTGCGGTTGGTGCATCATCAATGTTGATTGTGCCTTTGTTGGCATTTTCTGCCTTCTCCTTTTCAACGGTATCGGTGACGTCTATATATTCAGCGTCAACAATGTCGTGCATTTCTTCAACCGTTTTCATACCCATTGACAATTCGGGCGCATAAGCGTTGGTCCACATTGAAGCGGCACGATAAGTCAACATTTGCCGGGTCATGGTTTGCCATTTGGAACCATTTTTGGTGTACCAACCTTCTTGAACTGCAAGTTTTACGTCAACCGGGGTTGATTCAAGAATGTCGGTTGATCCTTTCTTTGTAGTGTACGCAATACATTGGATATTGTCAATTTGGGTTCCGTCGAATACTTCAACCTTGGCTTCATTGCGATAATACCCTTTGCCGCCATTTTGTCCGGGCGTCCAAATCTTGTTGTATGTGGTGTATTCCACTTTCCCAAGTCTTCCAAGATTGGTGAATTTGTACTGAAGTGGATTGAATCGTCCGCATGTGTTTACGGTTGCGATCAAGAATTTTGAGGACCAAGCCGGGCGGCCGTAGATTGGCGTCATGTTCTGCATGATCATAAGCGGATCGGCCCCAATACGCATTGCGATTGATATTGCTATCATACAATTTGCCGTAGCTTTGTCGATAGGGTTCTTATCACTCACTTTGTACATGTCCGGGACAAGTTCAGAGTTGGCGAACATCTTGCAAACACGTTGCATCGTTTCAAACTGTGTCGGATCGAAGAAGTTGAATGTCACAACGTTCGTTCCTTGATCCATTTTTTGAAGTTCATTCATTGTTGCGGTAATTTTAAAGAGTTATTTTATAGAGTTTCAAACCTTGGTAGTCAACCGGGTCTTTGGAAACTGAAAAGACTATCTTTTTGTCATTCAGATCAATGTTCATTGACTTTGCCATTCTTTCAAGCACTTTTTGTGCTCCGTTTATCCGCATTGATGTTGCGATTTTAGGATCGTTCAATCGACATGTATATCCTTTGTAATCGTTTGAAGGGGCCAAATACCAATTGTTTTCTATTTGGCTACATACAAGAAGGATTTTCGCTTCGGTCACTTTTTCACCGAATAACTTGTTTTTTAATTCGGTTGAAATGTAGGCGTTTCCATGTTTGAAGTTGATTGACAAGTGAAACCCTTTGCGCACTCGTTGCGGTTGTTCGGATTCTCCGAAAATTAGAATTTGATCTTCCATGATTTTAATTATTTAATAGTTAATGATTTATCGGTTGAAACTATAAGATTGATAATTTGGCTTTCAGTTGGGATCAACTGATTGACTGATTCACGGCCGTCAATGAATATCGGGGCCGTAACATTGTGGAACCGACAAAGGGCGTTGATAATATCCAACCCGGCGTTGATCTTTTCGGCCGTATTGGTTGAAGAAATAGGAACCCCGGCTTTGTTGGTTGCGATACATGCTTCAAATTCACCGCCGTCAATGGTCTTGTCGAACAATTCAAATTTGACGATAGAAAACAAGTTATTGATCCGTGATTCACATTCATTGATTTTGGTTTTCGTGAAATCCATGATCGTAAATTCCTTCTTTTCAAGGTCTGCAATCTGTTGGGCCAATTCGTCGGATTTCTTTTCAAGATCGTTGATTTCCTGTGTGTACTTGGCAATCCTTTCTTTATCAGACAATTCGGCCTTCAGTTCGTCCCGGCGGGATTCAAGCGTCTTCTTTTGTTCTTTCAAATCTGAAGTATCGACGGGCTTCACTTCTTCAATCGTTGCTTGAATAGCCTTGATCTGATTATCAAGTTCTTGCCATTCCGGTAATTCTTCAGCGATAACCGGGGCCGGGGAAACAATAGACATTTCGGCAAGCATATCTTCAAACTCTTTGACCGATTTTTCAGCGTTGGCAACTTTAATCTTTTGATCTGTCAATTCGTTTTCGGCGGCAATAAGTTCTTTTTGTCGTTCTTCTAATACTTTTGAAAGGTTTGTGCCTTCTTCTTTGATACGGTCTAAGTTCGCTTGTTTGGTATCCCAAAATGATTGTTTGGCTTTTGATTGGTTTTCAGCATGAAGAAGCTTTGCAGCCGGATCGCCACAAGGACCACCGAAGACGGGGCAAGTCAAACAACCTTCTTTGACATCATAGGTTTTCGCTTCTTCTGCAAACCATTCTTTCCGCTTGTTTTCAACCTTTTCATCCTGTTTGCTGATCACATCTTTCAGTGAAGAAACGGTTTGTTCTTGCGTTTTGAATGAAGAACGTACAGAAGAAAGGGTGATCCGTGCTTCGTTTAGTTTCCCTTCTGTTTCACGGCGTTTTGAATTTTGGGTGTTGGCATCATTGGCGGCCTTTTCCTTTGCTTCATGAACAACGGTTTGTTGTTTGGTCTTCAAGTCATTGATTTGACCTTGCTTCTTCTGAATTTCCTCATATTGTCCACGAATAGCGGTTGACTTGTCAGTCATGGACTTTTCAACCCTTTCAATTTCACTTTCAACGGCTTCCAATTCTGTTTGAAGGGCGTCAAAGTCTTTGGCTTCCGGCATCAACTTTCTTGTCTGATCAATACGTGAAGGGATCAATTTCAAATCATTGTTCAACTCTGTTTTCTTAGCTGAAATTTCCCTTTTGTATTGGGTTAAGGTCTTTCCGATAATTGAATCAAGAAGGGCTTTGAATTCCGGCTTTGAAGCCGCAATTTGTTCGTCACTGATTGTCCCGGCAATGTAGAATAATTGCGAACGCTGATCTTGCCATTTCAGAGAAAGGAAGAAAGAAGGATTGGTGATCATCTTGAAAACGGTTTCATCAATGATCGAATCAACCTTGGCCGCATATTCTTTGGCCGTACCGCATTTCACGTTATTGATATAAAACATAGTTTCACACCCGTCGTATGTTTCAACGGCCGTTCCACGTTTGCGAACCCATTTTTGATGCAAGACACGCTTCAAGGTGATTTCTTCGCTGTTTACATCAAGCACGCCACACACTTCAGCGTCAACACGATCAACACGTTTGCCATTTTCAATTGGTATGATATTATAATCTTTGCGGTCAAGAGAATCTTTGCCGAAAAGCAACCAAATAAAGGCGTCAAACATTGTTGATTTTCCGGTTGCATTTGCACCACAAATGCTTGTTTCATTGGAAAAGTCGATTGACCTTTCCTTTTGTCCCTTCCAATTGACAAGGGATAATCTTTTTAAAATTACATTCTTCATATTGTTGCGGGTATTAAATAATTATTCTTTTTCGGCCAAAATCTCAAACAATGACTTACCGGGATTACTCTTGAATTTTTCCCATGCGATCCGCTTTGCTTCTGCGGCTGAAGTTGCTTTGATTTTGTAATCCTTTGACCACTTCATATCAATATTCACTTCATAAGTCTTTTTAGCTTTATTCTTTTTCATGTTTGACTATTTAATTTGTTAATCCTTAGATAGATAACTTGCTCGATTGCACGTTTTGGCAACGGCTTCAATTTGTATGCGGTCAATCCTTACACTTGAATTTCGGTCCCCGTCTTTGATTTCGTCAACAAGACCTTCTTCGATCCAACGATCAACGGTTCCTTCTCCATATATTCGGTAAGCTTCACGCAACTTTAGATAGGGCTTTAGGCATCCGGCTTTCGCAAGTGCCCGTTGTGCTCCTAATTCGGCGGCGTCAATCAGAGCGTTCAGATATTCCGTTTCGGTTTTCGGCAATTGTATCCCCATTGTCTTTTTGCTTTTTTTCTAATGCTTTTATCAGCCGGGAAGCGTTATACAAATTCGCAATAACAAATCCATAATAAACGACATAAGCAATTGTCGAATCATCAACGGGATTCCCGAATAAAAGCAATAAGAATACGGCGAAATATAGGCCGATGAATAAAAATTTGACTGTTGCGTTACATTTCATAATCGTTGCGGTATTATGTTATAATTCAAGTAAATAGTCAAAGTCTGTTTCACTTTTCCTTCTCGCCCTTCTTGCACGACATTCGACCTTCTTTCCCGATCTAAATGTTCTCAAATTTTGTGCGTTGGTGAATTCAGTTGAAACAACCAAAAGAAGTAATACAAGTGTTACGACTTTTCTTTTTAAAGGAGATAGATCAAACGATATGTTGAAATGCACGCAAAACCACCATGCGGAAAGTTCATTTGACTTTGTAACCCCGGTTTTCTCATAAATAGACCGGGCGTGATTTTCGACCGTTCGGTTGTCGATAAATAGCCGTGAAGCAATTTCTTTTTTACTTGCCCCCCAAGCGATCAATTCGGCAACTTCGGATTCCCGCTTTGTTAGCGTTGCAGTTGCGTTCATATCATTCCCCCCAAACTTCCTTGATTCCATACTTGGCGAAGGTTTCTTCAATCGCCTTTGCTTCACTCACTTTGGGTTCAACCTTTCCGTTTAGCCGATTCAGCCAAGCCACGTTCGTTGTGATCCCAAGTGCGGACATTACTTCGGACTTCACATTTGAAATGTCCTTTTGCATGACTTGGGAAAAACCTTTTTGAAATGAAAATTGCTCTTTACTCATAGTTATGTATTTAAAATTGAATCTTAATGATGCAGGGCTTTCGCCCTGTTAGTTTAATTGGTTTGTGATATAG